TTTGATCGTTGGAATAGGACGGGAGAAACCGAATGGCTTGGTCGTGGTGGTTTTGTTGTCATCCATTACACGGCCTCCTTCAGTAGTAAGTGAGTCTATGTCAATAGTCATCTTTTGATTTCTCCTCAGTCTTCACATCCGACGAAAACGAACCGCCACACCCAGCAAACCGAAACGTAAAGTCGCTGTAAGCCCGGCGTACCTGAGCGCCGCAGTCTGGACAATACTTGACGTGGCCTTCATCGTAGCGGCGAAAGGCGCTAAAGTCATAGTTGCATTGCGGGCAATGGTATTCGTAGAGAGGCATAAACTATTATAGTCCCACAATAGCCATCGCAACGCGCACAGCAATCGCCAGTAATACAACGCAAATACAGGCAGCGGCAACGGTACATATCGCCTCGACAAGACGTTGCCCCAGTTCGGGGGTACGGTTAGGTTGTTTTGATGATTTTGTCATTGTCACTCTCAGGCAGGTTGCTTCCACTAAAAGTATTATTGTAAACCATCGTGTTTGTGGGTTGGACTGACTTTACAAAGGTCTTGAGCGCGACGCGAATGGTAGTTTGGTCAGCCTTTGCGTTGAGTATTTCCAGAATAGCTTGCTTAACTTCGATTACAGCCTCTTGACTTGTTCCGATATTAAGCAGACTTTGCAATTCCATCTTTATATCCTCCTGTTAAATTAAGTTGCCATTATTAGCAAGGTTGTCATTATTATAAGTGAGAACATTGCGAACTTCGTGATTGTAAATACTGGGTGGGCGCATATCCTCTGTATCTACACCTATGTAATATTCACCGTTACGGTCGTCGCAAAACTCGGCAACTTTCCACCTCTGAGTATCTTCCTCGGATGCCTTTATTAACTTACCTTCGGCGTTTTGAGTAACCCAGTCACCGGGCTTAAGTTTAAGTTCCTGTTCACAGAATCCTAACCTGCCCAGCCTTAGCTCCTCAATCAGCCGCCCACCAGCGTCGGAGTCTATGTTCGCGTTTGCCATCCTGAGCACATCAGCAATCGTACCACTGGACAGTTTCGCCAGTTCAAGAATCAGTAGCTCTCGCTGGATTGCTAACTTATACTTGTTGTAGTTGTCTACCTGGGATTGATAGGTCATCTATGTCTCCACACAATACTAGAGGGCGTAATAGTTGCCTTGAAATTGCGATGATTATGCCCCACGCTCGGTGATTGTGTCCACCCTCTACGAATCGCAAGGAGAGCGAGGCAATGCCTCACCAGGTTAACAAGCTCTCTGATTATAGTTGTCATTTCTCCCACCTCACTTGATTCGGCGCTTTGTACCCGCAGAACGGGCAGAAATCTACCCGCGTTGCGTATTCGCTATTGCTACACCACAGGCGGCCCCCGTCGTCTTCTATACACGTCTCAATCGCAGCGCCGTACATACCGCTTTCAAAGATACGGGCTTCAACTTGTTTATCCCATCCGGGCTCACAGTTGTGCATTTTGCTCCTTGATCTTTTTCATCTCTACGGCAACTTGGGCAGCGGTCCTTTGCTCAACGGTAACTCCGTTGAATTTAATCTACAGTGTCAGGTGTAACCTTTGCATACTAAATACCAAGCGCCAGGAACACGCGGCAAGATTTGCTTTTTCCACCAGTAGGATGCACGCTTAACCTTTCCAGCCAATTTGTCTTGGCAACTTGAACAGTGCTGAAGGCTATAACCAAGAGCCCAAATCTTTTTCTTATTTCCGCAAGTCAGAACACCGAAGCGCCCTTTTGTGTCTGCCCATCTATTCGCCCACAGCCCCGTCCTCCCCAACAACGCTCCAAACTTCCCTCCACTTGCCTTGTTATGCTCCTCAATAAATATCAAAAAACTAAAGATCCGCGCCGACTCACTCGCAATGATTTGCGTCAACGTCATGCTCTCCTCTGGCGTGAACTCACCAGGAGTGATGCCGCAACTCTTTGCGCCTTCCGTTGCTGCTTGAGTCAAGCCAATTCTCACGGTATCGTCAAACAAGCTAAATGCCTGGTAGATGTCAATCGAGCTGTTCCACAGTGCCCGCACGACGCCATGAATATCACGGCCATAACTGGCGGCTGATTCTGTCAGGATGGCGTTGAATAGTTGCTCACTGCCAGACTCGATGAAATGTTGATGTCCGCAATATGGGCAACTCTTCGGGCTGAGACCTGGCAGCCACGTTGCCCCGCAGTCCTTGCAAGCCCACTCAGCAATTTGAACAGCTTCAGCCAGGAGTGTTTGATGATCGTCGGATATTGTGTAGCGGGTATAGTTCATTATGCCCTCTTGTATTTTGATAAATAATCCCGCAGTGTTTCTTCAGTTTCTTCGGCTGTGTATCCATACTGGTCTCGTAAGCTTCTCTTGAATGACTCATCAAAACTATCGCTGAAAGCCGATTTGACAGTAGATTCAGTAACCAAAACTGCAATGAACAATAAAAATATACAGAACAAACCAACGGCGATGACAAAGCCACAACCTATTAACAGAATCACTATCAAATCAAACATATCCCCAATCCTCTCTGGCAAGTTCCCATTGCACAAAAGCATACTGCATTCCTGGTGGTGAATCTTGTTTATCACTCATTATTTTACCTCGCGGCGTCATTCCACTGACTAGAGTTCAGTTAAGAAGTACCCGAAATGCGTCCCCCATCTTTTCAATGGTTAGAACGCCAGCTCACCCTAGCACCTCAATCGGGCAATCATCTGTATGGTCATAGTCCCGGCTCTCAACTATTCGTTTCCCCTGGCAAAAGTTGCACGTGCTCAACCCCATCGACCGGGCGCGGTTTTCAGCAGTTCGCAACATCGTAATAACAGCAAGTGCCCGGTCAGCGCCGAGGATAGCGGATAGCTCGTCTTGGAGAGAGAGAAAGTCAATCATCGCTTACCCTCTCTCTCACCTCATCAACCGTCGTCGCTACTGCCCATTCAATCGCCTGTGCGAACTCTACGCCACCACCGGGTATCATATTCTCCCCGATAGTCCTTGCTACCGCTGCCAGTCGCTCGCTTGACATATCCTGTGATGCACTCGGTTCATCGTCGGTATCTGCTCTCTCTTCCCCAGAAGGTTCCAAGATTTCGCTAACGTTCCGCGCCCCCAAGTTCACAAGTGCCGTCGTTACTAACCACGCGATGGCATTCTTGGCTACATCGGGATCAAGCGCCCCGCCTGTCGCGGCTTTGTCAATTGCTCCAATCATAGAAGATATTTCAGACGGGTCAATTCTCTGTGGAGATTCAAACGTTACGGCGGCCTCAGTAGATGAAAAATTAGTTTTTTCGCCCGCTGAAGAATATTTATCAGCAAAGTACAGCGTAACGGCTACCATATCCTGAAACACATCAGCCCAAAATTCTTGATACCTTTCCATCTGCTCGATAAACGGGCGGCTTGTCTCTCTGGCTGTAGCTCGATTCTGTGCGAATTGAGGAAACCCCATCCAGTGAGGTGGTACTTTTGTTGAACTGCTGATTTGTCCCACGACAAGGCCGGCGGTTGTTTGTGCATCACCGGCAGCAGTTGAAAGCGGTCGCCGTTTTGATTCTATTGCTTCATTGTGTACAAACACGCTGCCCTTTGCCGGTGACGGGTTACGCTCTAGCCGGTCTGTACTCGTGGATAGTGTCGAGGCGAACTTTGATGCGATTTCATCAACTCCTCGGCTACCGCCTTTTGTCTTTATTTCATCCACAAAAGTCGCCACTGCGCTTGCCACTGTAAGATGGTCGCCCAGGTGAGTCTTGAGACTTTCCATCCACTCGGTGCCACGGAAAAATGCAGGCCAGCCGCGCCCACCACGCTTGTTGTGGGCAGCCTGGATGACCCTCACGTCGGTGCGTGTCTCTTGCTCACCACCGATCTCTATAGTCGGAGCCAGTTCATCGGCGCGCTTCGCTGTTGGGTTTTCAGTCTTGATTTTCTTCCACTCTTCGTCGAGTTCGTCATCTGTGGGTTGCCAGTCAGGGAAGTACACCTCGCCCGTGTCAGTTGTCAATCGATAAAATACCGGCACGTCGGTGTCGTCTTTATCATAGATAACCGCTTTGACCTTATCTGTGGCGAATCGTCGCCAGGTAACTTTTCCATCTACCGTGGAAGCCCAGGCCACAAAGAATATTTCACCGTCTATCACGATGTCATCACTCAACTCGTGAAGTGTGCGTTGCTTGAATAGAGGAGTGTTACGCCGCGCTTTCCAACATTCTGCCCAAACGTCTTTGGCCTTGTCATCAAGTGGCACAATGTCAATCTGTTGCCCGAATCCAAAATCAGTCCACGTACTGACTGCGTTCTCGTACTGAGTATTGTACTGATAAAAATACCGCGAATAGTAAACCGTTCGCAGCCGGTCTTGCTCTGTGAGTTTTAGAGGTTGTCCGCGCAGGCCATAGAGCAGGTCGTAGCTTTGCTGTTGAACGAGCATATCAAGCAATCGTTCGTCTACCTCGCCAAGTCGAGAGTGGAGCGTGTGAGACGAGAGCAACGCAGGCCCTTGCCGCCAGGCCACGTCAATCAGTTTCGCCACGTCCTCTTGTTGGTTACGGTAGGATTCACCGCCGATAAAGTTGATTGCTCGTTGCCTTAGTCGTTGTCCGAGTGTTGACATAAGTTACTCCTTGCTCTCAATCCAGTGTGGCGATTTCCATTCGTCCACCCTGTCGATTTTATCCGCGTACTCAAGCCAGTACTTGCTCATTATCACCTCCCACCTATCCTCATCGGTGAATAATTCACCGTCTGTATTGTCCGCTCTGTCGGCGTTGCGAGATGTGCTACCAATACCCTGATACAATCTAGGAGGTGGTACGTTCCCTTGTTCACGATAGTATCCGTAACAATCCCATCCCGTCCAATCTTGCGCCGATAGTCCCCCATCTCGCTCAACGTCCCTACGCAATTATCGTGAATCACCAGCTTGAATTCTTTCAGCAGGTCATAAACTTTGTCAATCCCAATCCACACGTCACTGATAGGCGGCGCGATGACGGGTAACCCCTCGGCCTCAAACTCTGTACGCCAATCACGCTCACTCTTTGCGCCGCACACCCACACGAATACCGGCTCACCCTGGCTCTCTTCTTTTATCTTGCCAACGAACCGCTTGACGGTTGAGCCGAACGGTTCTAGTAATTCGCGGTAGAGATTTAGGATACCTCGTTCGGGGTGAAATGCCAACCAAATTGCCGCTCTCATTTGACCAGCAGGATCTATACCCACGGCACGCGGCCAATGAGCCGGAATGGGAAATGACGCCACTCGATGGGTTTGAATTTCATCGTAGCCAGACAACTCTTCTGAGAAAATGTCATAAATCTGTCCGGGAGGGGAGACCCATTGTCCATACCGCAGACGCAGTTTAGTTGTCCCTGTCAAACGGTTCAGCGTTTCAAGGTATTGTTTCCCGGCTTCTGTCCAGTCCTGTCCATCCCATAATAGCGGGTTATCTTTATGGTCGCTTTCGATATACTCTGTCTTGTTACTCTTCGAGCGTTGTCTGAGCCAATGAGAAGGATGTTGTGGGTTACAGTCAGCTAAAATCTGTTGAAAGGGCAACTTGTTGTTACGTAGCCTGGTAGTCAGAATCTCCCACGCTTGCAATGCCGTCTCTTCTGCCTGCTGTATGAATACCGTGTCATATTCGCCGGACAATATCTTATCGGGCTTGTCGAGGCCGCCTGTCACTATTT